GGGGGCTTGAGAACGCTGAAGGCGTGATGTTAATCTATTGAGTATTGCTACATCTGATAAATCTGGATAAAAAGTGGCCATTACAGCACCTCCTATTGTGGGTGGTGTTGTAAATTCAATTCTCATCTTGAGGTTTGTGCGCAAAATTAAAAACTGCGAAGTCTTCTTTATTATGTTGGATTTTGCTAGAAGAGCATCCAACGGAGCTATGTTGAATAAAATATCATTAATTGTTCCCCCGACTGGTATGGTACCATCCAGAATTGGATATTCTCGACAAAGAATGTCCTTAATAGTATGGTCCCTAGTTTCTGATATTATTGATAATGTTTCCTCACTCAAGTCCATGGGTGCAGGAATGGATTCCACATCTTGTGCCTCTTGTGTCACAAATGAAATGATTTGTTGTCCACTGAGTGTTGTATCTTTCGCCTCATCGATAAAAGGTACTTCACCAAGAGGAGCAGTTGTGGAATTCATTGCTGAAAGCTGGTTCGTCATTGTTGTTGCTGTTATTTGATTTGTTGATGCGCTAGTCCTTAGTTTAATTGTTCAAGTCGGACGATGCTTTGAACAATGTTTTTGGTTGAAATTCTTCGGTGGGGCTGCCACCAAGGCGACTTCCTGTGTAAAAACACATACCTTGATTTGTTTGTGAACTTTCAACACTAGATTCTAGTGTGTTCCATTCAGATTCACTAACCATGTCACTTGCTACAAGTGAGGTGTTAGCGAATAGATTCGCACTAAGATAACCGTCGTCGCTTAAGAAGAAGGGAACGTCATCACCACGCTTTAAATGTTTGCGTAGCATCTCTTGACTGTAATAACAATCAGGAGATAAGACTATTCTTTCTTCTCTTGCCAGTTGTATTATCTTAGTACTCCATTCCAAAAAGAATGGGGCCGGGTGCAAACTCAATTCACGAATTGCTATTCGCATATTCGTTGCAAGTTGTTGCCTCTTTTCTTCGATTTGTCCGGGTTTGATCTTGTCCCAATTTAATGGTTCTAATATTGAAATTAGTTCCAAGGGAGCATACCAAATTCCTTGTTCTCGAATGAATTTCCGCTTCAAAATGCTAATCTCACTCATTGTGCGATATTTGAATTCTGACCCGTCTTTTGCGTCAGTGGTATAGGTGTGCCCATACTCTGACATTTTTATTGGGAGTTGTTTGGGATCGATTATTTGTGTTAACCTCTTAGAAAATGCTATTACATTGTCATCTCCATAAAACAAAGCTTTGTATTCGTTTATTAAGTTATCTTGTATACTAAAGGACTCTATGGTACCAATTTCTTCAAGAATTGTATATAAAACGAGATACATTAAGCCTGCGTTATAAAGTGTGTTCAAAATTGCTGTTAAAGGATGTCCTGAAGGATGTCCTCGTTCTATTTGAACTACCACATTTCCAAAGATCTGTTTTGATAACAAAAGATCTCGCCAAACAGATTTACTCACCAAATCACCAGTTCTCCCGTAGCAGTCTTCTAAAAATTCAAAAATGGCCCATAAAAGATCTCTGTTTAATGAACCATCAAAATTTGAA